CACGATGTTCTTGTCCATTATGGTCGGTCCACCTCTGAAGCATGAGATTGTTCCACGCATATCCGCGGCTCTTACGATCTTCGAACGCTTCAGTAAGACCAACTTTGTTTTTAGAACCTTTAGTACGCACACCTGGATACGCCGAGAAGACATTATCACTGGTATCACCACGCATACATTTCTCGAACAGCATCCACTCTGGATCTTGCGCTGGCTTTGGTTCGTCTGTCTTTTTGTCTTTAACGGGTTTACCTTTTGCATCAAAGATTCCTTCGTGTGTAATATGCAAGTCGCCTACACCGTTATATTGGCTAACTGTAGGACTTACTAACTGTGCAAAATCTCCATCTGTTGAAATAATTACGTGTTTTGCATCTGGATGAGCTTGTATCCAGCCAGCAATCAAATCATCTGCTTCTAGATTAGGATGTTGCATTACAGTAGCATTGGTCTTCTCTGTAATAAAGTTTTTAAACTCGTCAAATGCTTCCCAGAACAATTTATCTTCTTCTTGTTCCTTTACAGTCATTGCATCGCGAGTTTCTTTACGATTAGCTTTGTAAGGCTTGTAGTAATCCTTACGCCAGCTACGACCTTCAAGACAGAAGATTACATGAGTACCACCAAAGTCTTGCCATGCTTTTTTGATACTGTTAAAAGTAATATGAAACGCCATACCAAGTTTAATATCGGACGACCCTTGGACTACATGTCTAGCACGAAAGAACGTGTTAGCAGTATCGACTATAATATGTGTCATTTTAAGTTTTCTGTTATACTATCAAAAATGGATTGATCCATAAAGGCTACTGATTTTGTTATACTAACATAATTGTTTACTTTAGGTCTTAGATCAAATGCTATGCTTACTCTAGGAACTTCTCCAGTATACACATCACTCCAATGCGGAACGCAACTAGGAAATAAAGTAATATCGCCTTTGTTATTTCCTACACTAATGCTAGATGTTGGGTCGTATACTGATTTATATGTGTTAAACGTATTATACGTATCTAAGTGCATGTTTCCACTTAGATACGATTCTGGATCAGCACCGTGCCCGTGTTCTTGTATTGATTCGCCAGCTCTTGCAATATTGAACCAGGAATACAATTGTAGTTCTCTCCAATTACCATCTTGATTAGCAATAAATTTAAGATATGAAATCCTAATAAAATTTAGCATATCGGTTAATTCTGGGCAGTCATTGGCAAATTGAAATAGATTGTACTTGCCATGTCGTGCAGTAACACTATTATCGCCTAGGCCAGTTCCACCGTCATGATGTACTGGATATCGATTTATAAACACCTGCTCTTGTGAAATGAGCCAGTTTCGAATCGTGTCTATTTTATCATGATCCGTCCAATTATCCATGCCTATTGGAAAATTCCAAGTTGGCGCATACTCAGTCTTTGCATCTGGACTTTTTAATCTAGAAATTCTCATTTAACTTCAGCCTTTCCGCCACCTATTTTACTTACATTAATATATCCAGCTGTGGATCTATTAGGATCTACACCTTCTTCTGCTAACATGTTTCTAGCTAAATCTCTAAACCAACGATCTACAATTTGTTCCTCAGGATCACCATCAAACCCGTAACCTGCTTGTTTCAATTGTACTATAAACTCTGGGTTCCAGTCAAGTTCAAAAAAGCCATTCCTAATATTGTCTTTATTAACATGAGTGTCTAATACGCTTACCCAAGGCTCGCCACGCAATGTAGCACGTTCCTTCGGCCCCATCTTAGCAAGCTCTACAGCTTTTTCAGCTTCAACTACTTCTTCTAATTTTTGTTTGGCTAGTTTCTCAGCAACTGCGGCTTCGGCTAGTGCTTGATCTTTTTGAGCTTCAATTTTATCAATGCCAAATAATCGTTTAATTAAGTTTTTCATTTTTATCCTTACAATCACAAAGTCTGCCTTGTCGGCAATTACCAGTACATGCCGTATTATTAGTAGGAGTATTAATAATAATCACTCCTACTAAAACTGCTACTAACAGTAATGCAACAATCATAGCTATCATTAGGTTCCCCACTCGTTTTTAAATAATGGAACTTGTAGTCGATCACTATAGCGCCAGCCACGTTTCATTGCGGCAAGGGCAACAGATTTAGCGTTGAGAGTATACACAGACTCAACACCGCCGACAGGCATAAGGTATATGTGACCTTTAAAGCCAGCTTCTCTAAATTGTTCAACTGCTCGTTCTGCATCTTTAACATCTTCTTCTGTTGCTACTACTAATTTTAAATATGCTGTTCCAACTTGTTCGTACTCACATACTACTTCAGGTTTGATAGCATCTTCCCAAGATTCACCGCTTGCTGGCAATTTAGCACTAACACTAAATGTTAGACTATTACTGTCTCTGCAATGCCCATCAGCATCAGCATCAATCCAGTTTGCTAGATATGATTTAAATTCTGGAGTTAGCTTTTGAGTACCATTTGTTTCGAAAGTAATCTCTTTTAGGCCAGCCATCTTAGGATGATCTAATAAGTCTGGATAAGCACGTTGCCAACCTAGCAGTGGCTCACCACCTGTAATAACAAGATGCTCATCTTGCCATTTGCCGTGCGGAATAATTTCCATAATACGTTCTGCAATAGCATCGCTAGTAAGCATTGGGCTAAGGTCTTTAAAATCGGGATGCCAACTAGCATAACTATCACACCCTGTACTAACCAAAGGAAGTTCTTCATATTTTGTAAACATATGGGATACAGTGGCAATATCCTCTGCTTCTGTACTCATTTGTCCACGTGGCATACCAAAGCCAGCACACTTAAAGTTGCAACCGAATGTACGCAAGAAAACAGACGGTACACCCATGTAGCGGCCTTCACCTTGAATACTATAAAATAATTCTGCGATTTTAATCTTGCCCATCGTTGTCTCTTTCTAAAAATTGTGATACTTGATCTTCTGCATCCTGAATACTTTCTGCCCATACTTCAAATGTAGCAATACCGTTTTTAGCTGTGAGGTCAAAAGGAATAGTGCCATTAGGTAACCAGTTTGGACCAACTTCGCGTTTAATCTCAAACTTATTTAGATCTGTAGTTTTCATACGATAAAATAATTCATCAAATACTTGTTTGGCGTTCGTCATTTTGTTCTTTCCTAAATGTTTCTACATCATCTACAGCACTTAATAATGTATGAGCATAATTAAATGCTTGTTGTTTACGCATAACTAGTGTAGACTCTGTATCAACATAGCCTTTAGTCAACAATGTCCAGATAGCATGCCAGCGGGTCTTACTCCACCAATTGCTTCTTACAGTTGTATACACAGTAAGACTGACTTCGCCATGATCGTCAGCTTCTACCCATACATGATGATCATGCTCCGAAGCACCACACTCGCAAGCAACTCGATAAACTTTGGATTTACCCCAGTCGTTTGTTTGCATAATGCCTTCTGCTGGTACTTGGTATTTCATAACTTCATTATCCGTTCTATGACTTCTTTAGCTTGCGGGCATTCATTACGCTCTACTTGTGCTTCAATAGCACGTTCTACAGCTTCGTGCAATTGCCGCAAGTATGGACGCTCATAGTCTGTAGAGTAGGGTTGTGACCATTTAATGGTATATAAATGTCTTGAGTTCATCGTGGTGCAAATTCCTGTTGCATTTTAATATTATCAAAGAATTCTTTCTTTGTACCTGCATCTTCTTTAAACGCACCTTTGAGAACAGTAGTTTGTGTAAGACTACTGTGTGCCATAATTCCTCTATTCTCACAACAACCATGTGTCATTTGAATATAAACACCTATGTCATTTGTGTCTGTGGCTTTACTTATTTCCCTAGCAATGTCATTACAAAGTTCCTCCTGGAGAGTTCCACGTCGCGCACACCACTGTGCGATTCTTGTGTATTTAGATAATCCGATAAGTTTCTGTGCGGCAATAATGCCAATATAAGCAACACCAGTAACGGGTTGATGATGATGACTACACATACTGCGAAGCTCGCTACGAACAACCAACATACCTTCATAACGGTCCGCCGAGTCGTTTGGAAATGCTGTTGCGTCTGGTGCTGGGTCATATCTGCCACTCATTACTTCATTAAAATACATCTTAGCAAGACGACGTGCCGTGCCTTTGCTATTAGGATCGTTTTCGCGATCGATAAGCAATCGATCTAGAACAGTTTCAAATGCTTCTGTTGCTTCGTCAATTAGTTTATCTTTAAATTCTTCTGTAACATATTCGCTAATGTTGTCGCCGGCCCAAAAGCGTTTGCCTTCGCGTTTCATTTTAAATCGAAGATGATCTCCAAGATATGCTTCTTGATAATCTTTGTTATCATCGTCTTGCATGTCTGCGCCTATTTTAATATTTTCGTATGTTCTTGATTCAGTCATTATTACTCCTATGTGTATATTATATAGGTTTATTTAGGTTTTTGCAATATATTTTCTGCTCGAAGTTTGCGACAGCCTTCTTTAACTGCTGGAGGATAGTCTGGACTAATCTCAGCAATTGAGCAATCATATCTTACTACTAAATGCGGATGTTCTAAATTCCACCAAATGGCAAATGCTATAGCACATGAGGCAAGTATAAGAACTAGTATTCCATCTAGATTTTGTCTGACAGTAGAATTTTGCATAAGTTATAATCCTTTTTTGATTTGAAACGAAACAACATACAATCTTCATGCGGATGACTAGTAAATCGATCCCCCGGAAGTCCAAATACTTCTACTACGTCTGCGCAAGCCTCACTCCACCATTTGTTGTTTTGGTTGTACCAGTTCAATCTAATTTCCCAAACAACATTAGACTGTTGCATAGTTACCCTTTTCTGGAATAACGTGACGAACTCCGCCGCGTGGATCTTCCATATCTCCCTTGCGCCTAGGTATCATATGGACATGTGGATACATTACTGTTTGACCAGCAACCTTCCCGATGTTTTGCCCAATGTTGAAGCCTTCCCACTTCTCTGCTTCGACTCCATCATATCCAAATTTGTATGCGGCTTTGAAGCAGTCATATAAGTTTTCAGATTTTTCATAGGTAGGCACAAATAACAAATGCCCTTCGGTAACTGGATATGCATCTTTAAACACCCAAAAAGTTTTTGTTCGGTACTCAATTTCTTTCCACGGAGCAGAATTATTATCTAATGCACGTTCAAGGTCTGTTAACATTTTCTAAATTTTTTAATTCGTCTTTTAAATAATCTTTATACTCAGTTAGTGCAGTGATCTTACGATCACTACTGCCTTCACCTTGCAATCGTATAATGTCTGCTTCGACATATGCAATCTTGTCTTTTAATTCCTGAGCAGATAACTGTAAGTTATTCAACTGATCTACTTGTCTCATTTTTTGCTACCAAAACTCAATCCAGTTGCGCTGCCGAACAATAAACCAAACGCCGCCCATGTTTCTAGTGTGTATGGAATTGCTAATACTGGAAATAGTGTATTAAGTGACCAAATGCCAAGCAATGGTCCAAAGATAACTGCTACTGCTATTAGAAACAGGCCAAAAATAAGTTTAATTAATGCTGATGTCATAACCAAAAATCCTCCCAAGGATAAACTAACCAACAATCTTCTTCTGCTTTATTGACTTCCCATACTGAATAGTCAACTTCTTCTTTGCTAGCTAGATTGTTAGTAAGCGTAGCAAAGCGTACATTTTGTCCCCATACATGTTCCCAACGAGCATCGTTAGGTAAACACGCTGATTGCCAATCTTGTTTAATCCACGCAATAGTAGATCCTTGATCGTTAATATCATCTACAACTAAGATATTTTTACAAAGTGGATCGCTATCTTTTTCAGCGGAATTAAACCCGTAGGCATCCTCTGCCATACCACAATTGGTAACAGTATCCCCGCCGTCACGCAGACTAACGTCTAACGATTTCATAGGAACTTCTAAATACTGACTTAGTAAGACAGCAGGCACTAGCCCGCCTCGGGTAATGCCTACAATGTAGTCTGGCTTCCAATTGCTATTATTAATTTGCCTAGCAATGTCTAAACAAGCACCTTCTACTTGTTGCCAAGTATAGTAGACTTTCTTCATGCAGTCAAACCGTATGCCAATGCTTGTAATTCTTCTTTGTCCATAAAGAAGCTGTATGTTTGTGAGTCAATAACGTCACCGTCTTTTAGAGACTCTTGAACCATATCAATACTAAACAGGCCTTTAGGGGCAAGTACTTCGTGTTTGTTAAGAGTCAAGCGAAACCCTTCGTGCTCTTTGATAACCATTGTTTTAAATGTATCTCTAACTGATTCATGTAGTTCCATCATCTTCTCCTTTAATTGCTTCAAATGTTCTATATTTGCCCAAAGCATTTATGTACGCATCGTACAGTTCTTTGAGCTTTGGATGCTTCTTTTCTAGTATAACATCTCGTTCGGGTATTTGCAACACCTTTTCGATTGTTTCTAACCGTTCTTCTAAGTCACGACCGTTAATAACCATATTACCCTTGACTTCTATTGTGGGCGGATTGGTTTGATTAATCCTAATCGCTTCATTTGGAACGCTTGTAGTACCAGTAGTCCAAGTCATACCGTTACTTCCAGCACTTGTTAAGAACTGTCCAGCGGTACCTGAAGTAGTAGTTATATACGACGGTACTGTTGTAGTACTAGACATTCTGTTTACGGGAAGCGAGATAATTGTCATTGTGTATCCATTCGTTGTTGACCCAAAATCCCCACTCACGACGTTGAGGCCCTGGCATAAACAATGTCCAAGCAGTCACACCTTCTTTCAATTCAATACGATGATAGCTGTTAGGACTACAAATGCGAAAGTGACCGGGACCACGCCATTTGCGTATTTCACAGTTCAATTTACCATCTTCGGTAAATTGTGGAATCCATTCATAATACCCACCTGCCAAAATTAATGTGGCATACGGCCATGGATGATCATGAACATCATCTGGATCGCCTTTTAAGAACTTATGCAAGAATACATTAAACGGAAAACGTTTACGATCTTTTAAAAAAATGTAATAGCGTTCAAGGTACGGTTCGTTATCAATCCGATCCATAATGACACGTTTGCGATCGTGCTGTTCTAACCAATTAAGGACGTGGTCTTTGATCTTCTGGAGTATCATAATGGTCTTTTACTAGTTTATATGTTGTCTTAAATTTTTCAAATGCTATTTTTAATCCCGGATATTCTTCACACATCTTTTGTATTCGATGAACATCGGGCATGCAATCTATAAATTCTTCAGGAGTATTAAAACTGAATGATGATGTATTAATAGTACTGCTACTAATACCACTACCAACAGTGATAGTACTGCCACTTAACCCACCGATGCCTGCACCTGTGTAGTAATAACTTGACCCTGTACTGTTACTAATAGTTATATTGCCTAATGCAGATATCTGATCAGTAGTAAACGGTGATACTGTTATAGTGTCACTTGATGTTAGCGAGTAATCCACTGGCACTGAAGAAATTGTCATACAAGTCCTTTGATTGTTTGCGTATGGAAGGTATTCTTGTAGAATAGTTATCCATGTGTTCTATTATTTTACGGCATAAATCTGGTCTATATACAGTATATGCATCATAGCTTTCTGTCCATTTACTGTCATATTTGAACATATCATAATACATCTCTGTGTAACTGAGTCTGTCCGGGACCATGGGAATAGCATCAACCACCGCACCCTCATAGCAACTAATGCCTAAAGTTTCTTGTAAGTTAGCACTAAACACCATCTTCGCTTCGCCTAACAAGTTATGATATTCATTTTTTGTTAGTTGTTGATCCTGACACACTACGAATTCATACTGCGGTAAGTGTGTAGCTAAGTCTCTGAAAATCTCAACTTGCTTCTCAGGTGCGATGCGATGCGGAAAAAGAATTAAATCACGCTTGGGCATATTCTTATACATTGTTAATGTATCTTCCATATACTCCATAGGCCACCCTGTGCGTACAAATCTTGAATCCTTGCCGGCAAGTATATCAGTTAGGTCTTCTTCTAACCAAGGATTTTCTGTAGGATAATCATTTAACAGATTAGTAACAAACATTCTGATATGAAAATCTGTGGCAAAGTAGTTGTGATCAAATGCGTGGAAGAAACTTTTTTCTGCATTTCTTACCCAAGGCTTATTTCCAACAAGACGTCCAAGAAAGTCTTGAGGGTCATAACTACCAGCATGCCATAGTCCGTGTGTCGTTACAGGAATTTGTAACAATTCACTCATGTACTTTAAGTTTATGATGCCAGGATGCCAAGCATCGGTAAACAAGAAGTGATCGCCAGGCTGTACTGATCCGGAGCAAAAAAGCCTGCCCATTTGTTCAACTTGACTAGACTTGTATATATTGGTGCCACCAAAATTAAGAAAAGCACCAGGAGTAGTGGCTGTAGGAATATCCGTAGGCCCAGATATAATTTGAACATTGTGTCCTGCCTTTCGTAAGAGATTAGGTACATGGCGTTTCCATTCGCCAGTGTACCTTGTCTCAACAGCTTCTAGATCAATTAGAAATACGTTCATTGTAAGGACGTGGATTTTTGCCTAAGTAAGGCTTGCGTTCGCCTGTAAATGGCTTCTTAGGACGGCGTGTTTTATCAAAGTTACGCCACTGCCAACTTTCTCTGTTGTAGAGGTGAGCTTCATTAAACTCACAAAGTTCTAACCGGCACCAGTTATGAAATGCCTCTAAGTCGTCGAATAATTTAACAACATCTGGACGGTTCTCGAAATAAGAATAATCCTTGTAGTTCTTAGCCATTATAGCTTTCCTTAATATTTAATAAATGAACCATTTTCTCCATCTTCGGAGACCTCAATCCAAACCTCACGGTCGGGATACTTTTGTGAAATAATGTCGTACAAATCGTCTGACATCATCTCGCAACTTTTATAATCTAATTTTAAAACGGCACCGTCACCTGAATACAACGCTTCGAGCCATCGTTTGAATTGGATGAATTCAATGTCTCTGTCATTGTGTGACACGCCAATCCACACCCGGAAATGGAAAATGTGACGGTGAGGAGTAGCAAGAAACGATACGTCATACATATCTCCTGTAGCTAAGTTTGGATCTGTTGCAGCCGCTGGATAGCAATGAATGCCTTCCTTCTGGAAGGTAACCCAGATCATTTTGTTTGGTCTAATGTCTTGTTTAATTATCATGTTGGTGTATCTTGTGTGTACTGATCCCAATGAGTATACTTGTCTTTACTCATTAAGCTCTGTAAGTGATGTGTCCACACACCTGGATTTGTAGCACCCCAAGTTCGGTCATCCAGTTTAAGTGTGGCGTTATAGTTGAGTTGATTAATGTAAGGTAACTTAACACTAATCATAGGGACAAAGCGAGGATATTCGTTATAGGCAGACTCTAGTACACCTTCGATATGTTCAACACCGAAGTCTAGTGACACCCAATAGCCTGCTTTTAGACAACCTATGATAACATCATCCCACGCTTTATATTCTTCGTGACTAATTGATTTAGGATTAAAACTTTGACTAGTGCCAAAATAAATGTGTTTAATACGTTTAGACTCATCCAGGTATGCCTGTGTGTCATCTGCCTTACGTAGTATTTCTTCGAGAGGAGGAGTACCTACAACAAACAATGTAAACATACCGTGACAAATAGTATGCTCGACTTCGTAACCTGTAAAGTAGACAATGTCTTGTCTTTCTTCAGTGTTTAATCCCATTTAATATAACCTCTGCTATAACCACTCGGACGATTAACGCCGTCCGCAAATGCTTGTTCCCACTCTGTGCTTCTATTATACTCTCTAGTCCAAAAAGAATCAACCTCTAAGTAACCGTTTTCAATAAAGTACTTTGCCATTCGCATACAATCAATAAAAGCAGGATTTCGGGGACTTGGTTTAATAGTAGTAACAGCTTTCCAAAGTTGACTTTGTGCTTCTTGTTTGGAAACAGCTTTACCAACCCCGTCGATAATTAAAGCATTGTTATTTAGGTTAATTTGTGTGCCTAGTTCATAATTTCCACTAAGGTCTACAATAACATCGTAATTTTCAATAGTGCTGGATAGTAATTTGTCGCCCCATAGTTCTTTATTACTGTGTCCTAATACATCTACGTGATAGATATATCCATTAAGACGCATAGTATGATAGGCAACCCAAGCAAGGAATCCACTACCAATAATCAACATACGGGTGTTTTCATTGCGACCTTGTCTATCTAACAATTGATCCTTAGCTTGATTAATTAAATTCATACCACAAGCTACTGGTTCTAAGATATACTTTGGGCTAGCTTCAGGAACTACTACAAATTCTTCAATTTTAGTATTATAATAATCAGCATAAGCCGGCTCGCCTCGCGTTGCTACAATATCACCAACCATAACTTTGGCAACACCCATTCCAACTTTAGTTACAATACCTAAACCTTCGTGTCCTTGCATGTGTAATGGTAACGGACCAAAGTCGCCCATCATCATATCAATATCACTACGACAAACACCTGTCATCAAAGCCTTAACTTCAATTTCGTATTGACCAGGTTCTGGTTTATCGTATTCTACTTCTTCGAAATAACCTTGTCCGGTTGTTTGTAGGCAGTTAACAATCATAATGTTTCTATCTGTTGATGGATCCAAAGATCCTGGGTTAATTGTTTCTTCCAAAATATTGCTTCGTGCTGACTTAATACAGCATCTTGTATCATAGTTTGATATGCGTCTTCTGGGCAAAGTCCTAGTTCTACTCGAACTTGACTATCATCTGGCATGGTAAAGATAATAGCACGGTCATCTTCGCCCAATGTACGCCAATTGGCATCTAATGTCCATGTTCTATTATGACATACATATTCTAAACGGCAACTATCATCTACATCATAGGTTCCGTTTAAATTTACAGTACCATAATCTGTGTTAGACACATCTTCTAACAACCAGTTTTGCATTGCGATACTTGATATTTGACGAGATGTTTGGTAATAAGGTTCTAGTACCATAAACAAACTTAGCAAGTGTGGCATCAAGTCTCTACTAACTCCGCCAAAGGCTAGTTTCTTTGTAGTAAACCAAGTACCAGGGTTAGGTACTCGATCTTTATTGTGCCAGCGTATTTCTACACTTTTAGATTCTTGTGTTAATTTAACTAGATCTTTAATGTTATCACGCCATTGATTATTCTTAACCATCATGAAACGTGTATAAGGAAACGTCTTAACTAGTGTTTCCCAGATATTACTAGTACTAACACCTGGTTTTTCGATAAACACTATATTAGAACATTTGGCAACTTTTGTAGCAATATCAAAATGTGTGAAATTAGGAGTACAGATATGTACAGTATCGAACATATGGCAAGCAACAATAGCCGCATCGACTGATTCAAAGTCTGCGCCTTTAGCAGGATCCTGATCTACAGTAACAACACCGTGACCGAGGTTTTGTAATACTGTGGCATATAAATTGCCAATACCCATTCCAATAATAAGACTAGTTTTCATTTGTAAATTTCTTTCCTTCTTCCCAGTACTTGATCATTCGTTGTACATCTTCCATACGTTCTGTGATAACTTCTGGAGCCGCACGTTCTAATTCTTTTAGATTATGATAACTAGGATAATGCCGCAAACACCAACGAGCTTTCTCACGTATTTCTTTTGGAATACGTGGAGTTTTTTGAGGATTCATTAGATCCTGTAAAAACTCCTCAGTTCGTTGTATACTTCTAAATCGTTCGTCAGGTAATGTCATGTACACTAGTCTCTAAAGCGTCTAGTTTATCGGAAACTTCATCACTAAAGTCTGGTTCTTCGTTTGATTGTACAGTCGTTGTATCCACTTCGTCAAACAAAACGGAAAATTGAGTGCTAGCATTAACCGTTTTCTTACCTGTTGCGCCACGTGTTCCAGGAATAGCTTGCCAATATTTGTCATAAAAATCAATAATTGCTATGGCATCTTCTCTAGTATCCGCAGAAAATATAGCTTCTACTATATCTTTGAAATAAACTCTTGAAAATCTTTCGTCTACTAGCATAGCAGGACATAGTCCTGCGTCATATTGTCGATTGGCTTCTTGTACACTATTCAAATGTAACCAAACATTATGCCCCATCATGATAGCATAGGTAAAACTATCCCAACTAGTCTTACCTTCTTTGCCAATCTTATTTAGGTCTCCAGGACCGTATATACAAATTTCATTAACTTTGACACCGTCCATTAAGGGACTAGTAGTGAAAGATTCGAAATGGCCGTCTTGTACTACTACGTCTTGGAATAATCGTGTGTCGCTGGCGTATTTTTTGTCATCAAGAGACGGCAACATACGGTAGAGCCATTTTTCTCTGTCTTTGATTTCTGTTTGGACATAGATTTGACCGTTTGCTGTTGCAAGGAACGGTGAGGCGCAATCAAAAGAGATGGTAAAGTTTTCATTATGATGTTTCCTTATAGCACGTTGTATGTCAGTTAATAATAATGCCCACTCTAATTTAGAGGTGCCCAAGAAGTGCATCCAGTCTTGATGACCTTTTTCAAGAAGACCATCGAACTTTAGTGCCACTAATCTACGTAGTACAAGGTCAACGTCGCACATGTTTTGTCCACCCATAGCCCAGCCGTTAAATGGCTTGTCATATTTGGTAGGATCGCAAAAATCTTTCATTTGCTGATACCAATCTTCTGCTTGTGCGTGATTCTCGCCCTGTAATACATTTAAAAACTTACAAGCGCCTGTACGATGCTTAATAAAGTATTCATTATTATACTTTGTTGCCGCGACTGCTTGCGGATAATCAGCAACACCACTATTCTTAGCACCTACTGGACTGCGACCAACCCATGCTGGAATATCAAGTACCATACCATAGTCCATAAGCGTGTCCATCCATGCTAGAACTTGCTCACGTTTCTTTTGTGCCGCATCCAACTTTGATTGATAAACTTTTACATGATCAATTTTTGTATATTTCGGATTGCCGTTCTTATCAGTTTTAGGATGACCGGTAGGATGTAATTGAGGAATTAACTCAACACCTTTGGCTTGTGCTTCAGCCATACGTTGTGCTACTACAGGGACGTTAGGATCATTCCATTCGCCTTCCCACACACCTTTACCAATCTGGAATCCACCAGAGTCACCTAATACCCAACTAGTCGAACGGTCTCTGTTACGAAACATGTCTTCGCTCGGATCAGGTTTAGACAAATCTAAGTTAGCATGACCTGCCGAATACAAGCAATGATCATAATAAAATGCCGCATTAGGATCCAAATAGTTCATTGCTTCAATGCCTTTAGGGCCAAAGCTCTTTGGAATACGTGCTGGATCTACATAGTTACTGTAGCGTTGTTTGCCTATGTAAGTACTATAGAATCCAGATGTTGCTGGAAGAAAATATGCGTAATCGTTTTGTGTAGCTGTTAAGTTTTTATTCATTATTATACCAAATGTTGGGCTAATATCATTACACTTATCCAGTACCATATGGTATTAAAACCAACTAGTGTAGGCAAAGCCTTTTTACGACTTGCCCAAATAAGTGTAGCACTAGTAATCAATGTTAAAAAATAAAATTGCCAAATTTGAATACCAAAAATTAGTCCGGGAACAATAATAATGGCTTTAGCCGCCCAGGAAACAAATTCAACAGTATTATAATCTGTCCAGTATTCTTTCTTAAACCACATTCCATAACATTCTTTAATAGCCGGCCATGTAATGTGATTATATAAAATAGCTATAGTTACAATACTAAAAATTGTTGCGTATAAAATTTGATCAAGAGTCATATTATTTGCTCTGTGCTGGTAAAATATATTCGTATTCAGCAATTCCGCTATCTACAGTAATTTGTAGTGCGCCAACGTCTGCGATACGAACAGTCTTATCGCCTGTTAAATTCAAGATGCTTTGAACTTGAGTAACTGGCCATGCCCATGCTTGTTTTAGTTTGCCAGTAACTCCTGATTGGAATACAAAAGTTCCTGCGTGTGTTGTAGCATCACCAAACTTGAATACTAAGTTTCCGTTGTCTGTACTGACTTGAAAGACTTTTTCTTCTGTGTGTGCTGCACTTTGGAATTTTAATTTTTGAATACTAGCCATAGATGGAGTAAACTCGATATCCCACTTAGTGCCTTTAAATTTAACAGACTTCATTTTTTCATTAATAATATCGCTATTCATAAAACGATAATCATTTTCAAAGTCACCGGCACCGTTGGCAAAGTGTAATCCTGTTGGAATGTCTTCACCATTACGATTTTGTACAACAACATCGATAGTAAAGTTTTCTTTATATTCTGGACACTTCAAATGAATATCTAACTTATTTAGGTCTGGCATACCAAATGTGCCTTCTAAATTGTCGATTGGTTCCTTTGTTCTAGCGTTAAGAATAACACTACGATCTTCAGCCATTGATTCAATAGCTGTTTCTTTGTCGCTAGCACTAACTTTAACCAAAGGTAAAAATCCTAGGCTGTGTGTATGTGCTACTAAATCTTGTAAAAAGTCTTTCATAAGTTTCTCCATGTTTGTATATTATATAGGTTTTTCTGACAATGTCAAGGATTTTTCCTAACCTTTTTGTTATATTTTACAGCTGATTCTACCAATGTATGTGATATTTGTTGTCTATCACAATAGTGTATAAAGGCGCTTGTATCTTTAGGAAAACAAGCTCCACCAAATCCTCTGCTCATATCAGGTCCTGGTACCATCATATGGCTATTACCAATACGCTCATCGTGTGTCAATACTTGTCTAACTAGACTATAATCAGCACCGTTCTTTTCGCACACATCGTACAATTGATTAAAGAATGCCACTTTGACACTTAGGAAACAATTGGTAGCATATTTGATTGTACTAGCTTCGGTAATACTAGTATTAAAAATAATACGTAGTTTAGTCAAAGAATCTTTAAAAAGAGCAGACCAAAATCCTTCTGGATCATCTCCGCCCATAACCATATATTCTTGATTGGCAAAATCTTCATTAGCTGATACAGCACGTAAAAATTCTGGACTATAACAAATACTGTGTTCTGGATATTTTTGTAATATCGTTTGTAAATAGTCTGGAGGTATAGTTGATTTAATCAGCACTGGTAAGTATACCGGTACTTGATCAAGTACGTTAATTACTTGATTAATATCGCAATCGCCTAATTGATCACTAGGCGTACCTACGCAAACAACAATACCATCTGCGTCGGCAAAGTCCATTACTTTGTAATCACCATATTTAGGATCAACAATATGAATCCTGTTTTTTTCTTGTATGGCATTGCCAACAGCCTTGCCAACAAATCCGTATCCTGCAATTATAATTTTCATATTAAAACTCGAATAAACTGTTAAATGTATTTTTTTCTTCTGTGCTAGTAATATTCCATTCTAGTACACCTATTAAGTTGTCTAGCTTTTTATCAATGATAGTAGCTTCCATTTCAGCATGATCAAAAGGTAAATCTTTGAACCACTGCGGTAACCTCAGTTCGTCTACAGGGTAAGCGACTGATGTATAGCCTAACGGATTAGGCTTGAGTTTACAAACAATAACTTTAGCACCATCTGTAATACTCATAGAATATTTGTCATTGTACATACGTTTTAGCGTGTTCCAATTGATACTAGCACGAACATGTCCTGGCATATTAGTCTTACCGGCTTTGGCTTCTTTGCCTTGATACTCGGTAATCTTGTTAGCACGTTTAGGAGATCCTTTTTCCCAACCTGGTCGAGCTTTAAATTTGATACGGAATGCGCTGATATGATCCAATACATCCTGTTCATCTTTACCCATTAGAACCATTTCAAGAACTTCACTTAAAAAGTCTTGAATAAATTCTGGAGTATCACTACGCTTCAAGTCCAAGCCCATAGCTTTAATCTTACCAGCTTTACCATCTATGTCAGTACGTTTGCCTTCTTTGTCATAGTAAAGAACAGCATAGCGTTTCTTAGTAATAAACAAACTTTTAGATCCGACAATTTCACGACCTGCTTTAATAACTTCTCCACGGGTCTTTGGCACATGAAACGTATCCAACATAAACTGTGGGAATGTTTGATTTACTTCTTCTCCGATGGTATCATACAGTTGAATTACCGTTTCTTTCGTCCAGGGAATTCGTCCGGCTTCAATGTCCTTCTGTAAAGTGCGATAAGCACTAAAATAACAACTATCAGTATCACCATAAATTACCGCCTTTCCTACGTGATCATACTCTCCGGTAATGATCTCATTTACTTTACTCGCCATATGTTTTGCGATTTGGCGACCGACCAGCGTTGTTGATTGTCCGATTCGTTTATCAAAGAATCTACAACCGCTATTAAGAATAGCACCGTACAAGCTATTAAGATTAATCTTCTTAACAAGTTGTCGTTTATCCCAATACTCTTCTTCCACTTTATTCCCAGCATTTATAGCCTCCTTTAACTTGGCCTGCATCTCTTTACGTTCAGCATACCAGCGTTTTAGTAGCCCTGGAATAATACCTTCCTTTTCATGGGTGAAGATTGTCCCGTTACTTGAAAGCATCCAAGGCTGATTGCTTTCAAATATTAATCTATATACTTCGGCGGCACTTAGTACATCGCTAGATCCATCTTCCCAGTCGATAGTAATGTCTGTGCCAATCTCTTGTGCCATCACAGCTTCGTATTCGTCAGTACCAAATTTACCTTCCCAAGCAGCCGCAAATGATTTACCTTTGGCAATTTGTAGCTCAATGTATTCTTCTGTCTTAGTTTGACGTAACTGTCCAATAATAGTTTCCGGACCCATGTTTAACGCACGAATCGCAGATGGATATAGTGAGTTAATATCTAATGATCCTACCCAGTCTTGAATACCTGTTTTAGGAAATGCTACATACGCACCTGCCGCACCTTCGTTGTCTTCACGTTCGCTCATCTTAGTACGATTAGGAACTTGGAAACCTCTACGATGTGCTTCGTTAATAATAGCCTGTTCAGTCACAGCTACAGCACCCATTGTAGTTTGTAGTAGTACTGTATTTTCATGTGCCAACGTGTTAGTTAGATCCATGAATTTTAACTTCTTGTCTAAGTCGTCAAGCAGTTTACAGTCATTAATGTTATATTCAACAAACGTTTTAAAGTCATTGTTGTACAACTGATCCAATGTACCTTCGTATTGTGTTTTACGTTTGCCCAATTCATATTCAGCAATAGCATCTAGTCTATAACTATGACGTTCTTCATATGTGTACTTACGATATAGTTCGAGATAGTCGAGGTGAACACGACCAATATAATCATAAGTTGTACTAGTACGACCATACTTTTCATATTCACGTTTTTTAGGAAATTGATTAAACAAACAAAAGCGTCTAGTATCTTCTTTTGATAACGCTTTTGTTACTCTATTTGTAGTGTATGGAATATCAAAGCCTTCCGAGTTCCAACCACTTAATATATCTGCGTCTTTAATCAAGTCAAGGAATGTGTCCAACAAGTCTGCTTCGTTGTCGAACAGCATAGTATTAGGAAAATCTTTAACCATTTCCTTAGCATCTTCCATACTAAGCTTCTTAGGAGGAATAGCTAAACAAACCATTGTTTCTAACCATTGTAAGTAGACAGCAATCGCAGTAATTGGCATAAATGCGTCGTCTGGACTAGCATAGCCACGCTCTGGATCGAAGTCTACCTCAATATCGAAAAATGCTACATTTAGTTTAGGAGCATCTTGATTTAAGTAGTGTTCGCTTAGTGTTACAAAGATTGGATTAATATCCGATTCGTATAAAGTCTTGCCACTGTTAATGGCTTGTTCTTTGCGTAGTTCTTTTGTGTTTTTACAAACGATACGAGTGAGTGGATCACCGTAAATTGATTGAAATTTCCCTCTGGGATCTTTCACATAAAATGTATGACGTACAGGAATATCTCTAAATTCCCTGTCGCCTTTTTTATTGCGTTCAACAACTCGAACGATATCGTTCTCGCGGTCAAACCATGCGTCTACATAAGACATAAATTTTCTTCTCCGATGTCACTTAAGGCTGACAAATACCTTCATGCGAATTATGGCTCGCTAACCTTTCCTAGCAATATTTATTAGATACGTTTTGTGATATCTAAAATTGCTTCAATTTCTTCCCAATCAGCATTATAATTTTGCCAATCGCCTTTATGTGCGATCTTAATTGCTTTGGTAATAACGCTTGGTTTGATTTGTAATTCTTCGGCAACTGCCTTGACAGTTTCCTTTAAGCCTTCTTGTAAGTCTTCAACTTCACGTAGGACTGTTGAGCCTTCACTAATTAAACGCTCTAGTTTTGCTTTTTCTTCTGCACCGTATGAACGACCGCCCATGTAAATCTCCTAATGTATATGCCTATTGTATACTACTTATACTACAAGAGCAACCTATATGAAATTTTTAATAGCCAAAACTTTTAATTAAGTTTTCAGCAAGATGCGTAGATTCGAATCTCTTATCTGGAACTGGAATAAATCCTTGAGGAGGAGTTGCGCCAGCGTCTTTTAGTGCGGCAAGAGTTTTCTTACCAATCAATCCGTCGGCTACTAATCCATGTGATTGCTGGAATGACTTGATTTCGGCATCAGTGGTTGGCCATTTGGTTTGACCAGCAACTCCTGCGTCGGGAGCTTTTGATAAGGTACTTGGATCTATAGTTATAAAGTCAGTAGATCTGCCATGCTTTTTCCAATAACCCATTTGACCAGTACGTGGATTTTTAACTAATGGTTCGCCATTCGGACCTTTGCCATCTTTGCCTACGTGTGCTTTGCTATCGTATACGTGATCAACAATAGCATTAATAAGTTGATCGATGCCTTTTTCACCTAAGAAATAACTAGCGGCCATACCGCCTACACCGCCACCGATAAATCCTGCCAATGCTCCGGCACCGCCAGTAACAGCTCCGGCAATAGCTCCACCAATAATCGATCCTACCCAGAACAATCCAAAGTTAGCAACAAGATTAGTAACTATTTTAGTAACTTGTGCTCTGTATTCTGTTTCAGGAGTATCTACGGGTATAGCTTGTATTGATTCCCAACCGTCCCAAATCTCAGCGGCAATAGCTATTGGTAATGCGGCCTTACCAAAAAAACCTTTAATACCGCCCCACATCTTACTCATTACACTTGCTTCTTTGCCAACATCGGCGGCAACAGTTGTAGCTACAGGAGCGGCTTGCGATGCTTTCGCGGCCCAGTAAGGACTATTACTATAGGCGTTGGTTGCGCCAACAGCTACTTCGTCTAATTCTGCTTCGTCAATTTTATTGATTAATTCGCGGATATTCATTTTTTACTAGGTACACAATTAGGAACTGTGCGTCCGCCTTTCTTTTTAGTGCCCACTGGATGATATCCTGTCCAGCATGGGTTTGAATTCTTTAATGATTTTTTCTTAGCGTTGGCTTCTTTAATAGGATTAGTTTCGCCTATGTTTTTATCTATATTATGAACTCTACGTCCACCACCTTTGCGTATCTTGGCAAGTTCTTCTATACCATGACGGATCTGTTCTATATTCATAGCTAGTTCTGGAAAATGACTAGCAATACTTTCCCATACAACTAAATTATCGCTTTCTGCTGATTTAGCCAACTCTCTAAGTTGACCACGTGCTCGCATAATACGTGCTTCTATACTAGCAGGGTTTACTCCTTGATGACTATGAATAGTACTAGCTGTTGGGTTTTCTTTGTCAAAATCTAACGGAGTTTCTGCTACCGCACTTTGTATGCCCGGGCCAACACCGCCGGTGAATCCCATGCTATGATCTGGAATTTCGTTTTCATTAACTGGCTTACCTTTCTTAACACGTTTAGGTAATGTTTTTAATTTTTTACCAGTATCGGCTTTGTTAAACTCTTTAGCAACTGATTGCTTAATACCAACTTTCTTAGCAAACTCTGGATTGTGAGCCGCGGCAGCCATTGTACGTGCTTGTGCTTGACTAACCGAACGTTCGTCTAATTCTAATCCGTGATGCCCGAATGAATTTTGATATGTTTTATGATCTAAATCTAATTCTTGAACAGCTCGTTGTTTAGCGGCTTGTTCAATGCGATCCTTTTTACCTTCTTTCATCATAACACGTTCAGCAATAACTGACGCATATTGATTCATTATCTGACGCTTACGATCTTTTTCTTGGGAAATTTCTTCTTCAACTGTATGAAAGTATTTGCCAATAGTAAGCTCACGTCCGATAGGTTTACTAACAGGCTTATCTTCTTGGGGCGCTTGATAGTGTTGCATTGCCATTTGTACTGGCAATGATACTTTATGAGGATTACCTTCGTTAAGGATTTGAATACTGGCATTCTTATCTACAATGGATAAGAACTTAACCATATCACTAGCACCTTCTACAGGTTTAGAAGATGCTCCGTCTAACGCCTGTAGAATGCGCTTCATGTCCATTGGAGTTTATCCCAATAGTTTGCGTGTCAATGCGCGGATCTGATCAACTTCACGTGATTCAACAATCGCTGGTTTTTCAGAACGATTTAAACGAGCTAACTGATCTTGCATGCGTGAAAAATCTGTAGACTCTTTAACAGTCTCTTTCTTTTTGTCAGCAACTGCTTTCTTCATTGGCTCTTTCTTGTCACTGTCTTTGTCCATGTCTAAGAAATCTGGCTTAGTAGCTTTTGCTTTTTCAGCAATATACGCAGTAGTTTCTTTGATGTTCTTCCACATAGCGGCTGCGGCAATTTTCTCGCCTTTCTCACCACCACCAGCTTTCTTAGCTAGTTTAGCAAAACCTTTACCTGGCTTACCAATGTCTCCACCTGCTTTGGCTTTTTTAACTGTAGCAGATTTCTTAGCGGCACTTAATCCAGCACTCGGCTTCCCTTTTGAACTTTCTCTCATAGGATTAGCTTGCCCTTGTGGCATAGCCGTATTTGATTTTGAGTATCCACCTGTTGCTGAACCTGAATTTAATCCAATAACTGTACCTACTGGAATTGGTTGACGCGGATCAATTCCTGGATTGTTAGATATAATATCTTGAACAGTTGTTTCCTTCATCTTAGCTAAAGCTTCTACAGTAATACCCGGTTTATCAATTTTAACTGTACCAGTTACTTTGTCAGTGTCGTATGAGCCATATGGACTTTTACTTTCTTTGAATGGCTTACCTGATTTAGCGGCAGCCTTAGCACGTGAACCCCATACTTCGTCTTTATCACTTTCTACTTTGCCATCGCCATCGTAATCTTTATCAGCTTTCTTTTCTTTAGCTTCTTCCATTTTCTTACCAAACTTCTCGCCATTCTTCATGCCCCATGTGTTGCCTGAGTGTTTAGGTAATTTGATATCGTTGCCACGTTCAGCTTTCTTAGTTGCGGCATCTTTAGCTTTAGCATGAGTCTTAATACCCTTGCCTGACTTTTCTTCTGCTTCGCCGTCGTCGGCATAGCTAGTGTTCTTATGTACAACACCTGTGTGAGTCTTAGTTAACTCGCCGGTACGAGTTTTCTTAGTATCACCGACTTTCATTTCGCCCTTACCTTTTGAAGTAAACGCATTTTCGGCTTCTTCGTCTACTTCTGTTTCTGGGCTCATTTGTCCATCCATACGCTTATGAGCGGCTTTAGTAGCTTTGATCATTGTATTGTATTTGGCAACTTTACCTTTTACATGAGCTGGAATTGGTTTTGGCTCTTCGTAAACCATGCCTGTTCCTCCGCACTCTGTACAAGGACGCTCACCGCCGCTTAGAATACCTTCTTCAACTTTGTGCTCATGCTTGCCTTTCATCTTTTCAGCGTCAGCTTTCTTAAGCTCTTTCATCTTATCTTTTGCTTCGGCTAACAATTCTTTAATTTTCATTTTTTGTCCTTCGCTTAGTGTATCGCTGTTGTCTAAATGATGTCCATACTCGCTGAACTTCATTTCATACTCTAAATAGTGATAAACACTAGCGATGTAATCTGCGGCTTTAGTAATCTTAGCCTGTACCCATGCTTCCATTTGATCATCATCGCTGATTTGTTGGAATAGCTTGTGTGAATAATTAGCTAGTTTATATAAATCAGCTTTAGCCATAGCACCTTCACGGTCTACTTCGCCGTTACTTGATCCTAATGCTTGTGTTGGTTCTGCGCCTGCGTCTGGAGCTGGTGCTCCTGCGTCTGGGCTCATTGTTGGGTCTAATTCTGGTGGCATGTTCATAACTCCGTTGTCTTTATATATTTAGCGTCTTTTGATGACTACTGACTCTTTTGGCTGACCAAATAAGCTGGCGCCCATATCTAATCCGTTCTTAGCAGTTCCATCACTATTTTTAGGCTGTACAACCTTAGGCTGTGCTGGTGCTTTTTTACCTGATCCTGTGCTAGGACTGCCTAAATAACTACGTTTTCCACGTGATTTACCAGGACTTAATTGTGGCGCATCTACAGTTCCAATGTTAGCGGCACTTGTAGCACCCGCTGTAGCTGTTTCTTTAATATCTTTTTTCTTCTTCTTAGCAATAGCAATAGCGGCCTGTTGTGCGGCGTTTGCGGCTTCTGCTACACCTTGTGGTTTACCAAATGGATGTACTTCGACCCATTTACCGCCTTGATTTTGAATCCATTTACCTTGGTGATATTTGCTTTTTATAATATTATGCACTCTTAGTGCGGCTTCTATACCATCTCTGTAGCCTAAATTACGTGCTTCGCGTTCTTGATGCCCGGCAATCATGTTTTGTTTAAGTCTGCCTTCATGTGGATCATATCTGTACCAAAGATTGGCTTCGTCATTTCCGCCACGCAAATCGTTGCCATCGCTGTCATAATAGTTTGTAAAACTACCGTGTCTGCCTTCTACTAATTCTTTAGTATTAAATCCCGTTAAGTCTTTAATTTTCATTTTTTAATTCCCCTGAATCCAGTGCCTACGGCACGTTCGCCATTCATAAACTTAGGTAAACTAAACCACAACTTGAACCATTCTTCAGTGCCAGGTTGTATATTTTGTTCACGCATAATCTTTGCTTTCTCTGTACCAGTTATACTGATATTACTTCCGCCGTAAGGTTGTAGGCCTTTAAACTCGTTAATGCCTGCTAACTTCTTAAGACGTGCTATTTCATCCATTATACACCGTACTTATTCTTTTTAGATTTAGCTACTGGACTAACTTTATGTGTATCGTCTGGTTCAGCACTTTTAGCCCAAGGTAAAACTTGATCATGTTCTGTAGGCACAGCTTTACGTGCCTGTTTAAACATATTATGTTCTACTTCTGTAAAAGGATGTTGTGTCCAATAAGGACCCATCCAACTTTCATGATCTACATCAATTTGTTTATTTGAGCCATCACTCATAGCTAATGCTATACCGGTGCGCAACTGATGGTAGTTAGGATAAAATCCACCAGGATCGCGATCTCTACTAACACCATTGTGTACACTTGCGTGTTGTTTATGGTGTTTTCCAGTACGTTCGGAAAGAAATTCTTTAGCTCGCATTATATTCCGTATTTGTTCTTTTTAGGTTTAGCCACAGGGCTAACTGTATTACCATCTTTTAATTCGTTACTTTCGCCGTCAGTAAGATGAGTAATAGCACCAGCACCTAATGTCTTTGCCGCATCTTTTACTTTTTGTAAATCTGCGTCTGTATAAGCAGTGATTAAAGGATCTCCGCTCATTGCGCCAGCACGTGGCATATTAGGATTAGCCATAGCCATACCAAAACGATACTGCATGTAAGGACTACCGTTGGCTTTGTTCATACTGATATTAGGGATACTCATAGCATTTTTTAATGCTTGAATATGAACATCGTGCCATTTTTCCTCGCCTTTACCTGCGTATGGAACATCTTCTGCTAATTGTTTACGTGCGAATTCTCTTGCTCTCATTTCTCTTATTACCTTATTAGCATATTTAACCGAATCTTCATATGCGTGTCTTGTATGAACAGCTTGAATATTCTTGTCATCGCCAGGTTCTTTGTGCTTGGGTTGTTCTTTGGCTTTTTCTTTTTCAAAATACTTACGCATTTCTTCTGCTGTAGCCGCTTTCTTTTTAACATCCTTCTTGGTCTTAGATAGCAAATCCATCATGCCTTCGGCTGTTTTCTTTTCTTTCTTTCCAAAGCTAGGATCATTCATACGATTCATTGCTTTAACCATTAGCTCGCGTACTTCTTCGTCACTAAGTTCAGGGCTCATAGCATCGCGCCATGTTTGAAATTTTTCATCGTCTGACACATTAGGATCTTTAAGTACAGCTCGCATTGGAGTAGCACGTGGTCCTTCTTCCCCTGCGCTTGGGTCATTAGTTTGTTGACGACTAATAACATCTAAACCATCTGTGAAATTAAAAGGAATATTACCTGCTTTATCTGGATTACCATTGTAATTTTTTACATAACCTAGAGCTTTAACCTGATCAGCACCTACTACAACTGTACATTTTGTATATCCGTGTTCGTTTAATTTTTGTAATACACGAGTTAAGTCTGGCATTTCTTCTGTAGCAGTATGGAATATATGTCCATGCTTAGGAAACACCTTTTGATAAATTGCTAATTTTTCGTCTGGCGTAATAGGATCATCTTTACCAACAGTACGACTAACAACAAAATACGGATCTGCTCCTTCTTCTTTAGCTTGAGTAATAACACTACTGGCTAGGAACATATGACCTTTGTGACCCATACCACGGCCCCAACCTACTACACAGGCTTTGCCTTCTCCGGTACGATTTAAAAATTCACGTAAAAACATTAGTCTTTCCTTGGAGCCCAGTTAGCCTGGTCAATAGTTTTAACAAACTGTCCTGGTAAGTCGTTTTGGAATCCTG